GTGTCGGACACCTAGCGCCGCGAAAAGGGCGTCACCGTCGGGCGGCTGGCCCTAAATGAAAGCGGTTCTCACTATCTGTTGGCCGCGTCGGCATACCGTTACGCCAACGCTGTAACGGTTGGGCTATTCTGTGCTACATGGGAAATCGGGCACGGTGCGAAGTCTGCGGCGGCAGCATGGCGGGCAGGCGCGCGACGGCGGTTGTGTGTTCCCCGGCGTGCCGACAGGCTAAGTTCCGCGACGCCCGGCGCACCGACGCCAAGACTGAGCCCACGAAGCGCGCACCGCGTAACCCGAGCGCCGACGACCCGCCCGAGACCCCCGCGGAACTTCACGGGCGGCTGGAGGAAACCACGCGCCGACGGTTCGAGGCGGCGGGCATTGACGACTACGACGAAGACCCGCTGGCGGTCCACCTGCTGGGCATGGCCCGCATTCTGGACAACCCCGGCAGCGTCGCGCCCGGCAGCCTCACCGGAATGGGCAAGGCGTTCCGAGACGCCTACAAGGACTTCATGCGCGACCACGAAACCGTAGACCTCGCGCGCGACCCTGTTGCCGCTGTCCAAGACGAAGCCGCGCAACTGCTGGCCGGGCTGGGGGCGGCATGATGCCGCGGCCTGACCCTTACGCGCTACTGCCCCCGGCGTACCACACGAGCCCCCCGCGCGCCGTGACACTTGGCCCGCTCGTGGGCAAGACGTGCCGGGAAGCGAACTACGCGCCTGATCCTGAACAGCAACTAATCCTTGACGACGTGTTTGCCTACGGCCCCGATGGTCTGCCCGCGGCGTTCGAGTACGGCGTAATCGGCCCCCGTCAGCAACTCAAGACCGGGACGCTCATCATGTGCGCCATCGGCTGGTTGTTCGTGGTGCCCGTCGGTCACGTGCGTAACGTCAACTGGAACGCCCACCTGAAGGAAACGGCTATCAAGTCTTTCCACGAACTGGCTGAGGTAATCAAGGCCGCGCCGAACTTGCGCGGTAAGTTGCTTGACGACCGAAGCGGCGGCATCCACACGGGCAAGGACGTTGAGAAGATTCTGACCGCCGACGGGCGACAGCTGGACGTGAGCGCGCGCACCGAGCGCGCCGGCCGCGGTCTTACGGGTGACCGGATCGTTCTTGACGAGGCCCTGTACCTGACCGACGCCATGTTGGGCGCGCTCATGCCCACGCTGACCGCGCGCCGCGACGCTCAAGCCGTCTACGCTTCCACGCCCGGCCTGGCGGGCTCAAGCACGCTCAGGGCCAAGCGCGACGCCGGGCGCGCCGGGCGGTCAACGTCGTTGGGCTGGGCTGAGTGGGGCACCGAGCGCCCAAAGTGTGCGTACGACGACGACCGTACCGGCAGGAAGTGCCTACACTTCCCGCCCGGCAACCCGCTGCACGTGCCCGGTTGCGCCATGGACGACGAAGAACTGTGGGCGCGGGCAAGCCCCCTGCTGGGGCGTGTACGGCCCAACGGCACAGGCTTGAGCTTGGAGCGCATGCGCAACCTACGAGAGTCGATCCCACCCGCGGAATGGGGGCGTGAGTACCTGGGTTGGTGGGACGAAGCCGACGCGACAGACGTGTTTGGCGATGGTGTTTGGAGTGCCGCCACGGCGCGCTACTTCGACGCCGACGACAACGAGCACATCGGCCTACCTACCCCGGCGGACTTTGACCTGAACACCGTGGGCGTGGCCGTAGCCGCTGACCTGACGAGCGCCGCCATTGTGGGCGCGGGCCCGCGTGGTGAGCGCACGGCGTGCCGTGTGGTGGCTACCGGGCTGGGCTTCCAGTGGGTGGCCCCCCGGCTAAAGGAACTGTTGGAGGAACGGCCCCGTACCCGTGTGGTCTACGATCCCGGGGGCCCTTCGGGCGTGCTCACGGCTGAGCTTGAGAAGATGGTTAAGCCGTCACGCCGACTAGTCAAGGCGTCGTTTCAACAGTGGAAGGCGGCATGCGCTGGGCTGTGGGACGGCGTACGTAACGGCACCGTTGAGCACGGCGGTCAGCCCGAGCTTGACGCTTCGGTTGGCGAAGCCAAGAAGCGAGCTATCCTAGACCGTTGGGTATGGGAACGGTACGGTTATGACGCGAGCCCGCTGGAAGCCGCTACGCTGGCCGTGTGGGGCGTGACGAACGTACAACGCGCGTCGGCCTACGAGACTGGAAGGGTCTTGACGGTATGATGAGCCGAACGCGAACGAGCAAGGCGGGGTGACCATGAGTGACGACTTGGTACGCTGGTATAGCCCTACCGTCACGTACGTCAACGGCGCGCCGTGGGAACAAGTGGTTGCGACACTTGGCTACAACCCGAGCACGCTCAACCCCGCCAAAATGTGGCGCACGCAACCCCACTTGCGCGTTGTGGTGGACTTCCTAGCACGCAACGTCGCGCAGCTTGGCCTACACGTCTACGAGCGCATGCCCGACGGCGGGCGCGTGCGCGCGGACGATTCCGCGCTGGCGCAGTTGCTCCGGTTCGTGGATGGCGCTATAACCACCTACGATCTTGTGTACGCAACCGTGGGCGACTTTGCCCTGTACGACGCGGCCTATTGGTGGCTTATGCAGGATTCACGAGTGCCGACGGGCTACCGACTGCTACGCCTACCCCCTACGTGGGTCAGCCAGTGGCCCGGCGACGACTCCCCGTTCTTTGCCAGCCGGTTCAACGTTGCGTTCCAAGGCAAGGTACATACGATCCCGGCCAGCATCGACGGCTCACCCGGCGTTGTGCGCTTCGGGGGCTACAGCCCGACGGCCTACATTGGCAGTTCGAGCAAGGTCGAAGCGCTCAAGGCGACTCTGCTAGAACAGATCGAGGCCGCGCGCTACCGCTCCCAAATTTGGGAAAACGGCGGCCGCGTGTCTGCCGTGCTTGAACGCCCCGTGGACGCTGAGCCGTGGAGTGACCGAGCGCGCGACGCGTTCCGCGAGGATTGGTACGCCAAGTACACGGGCAAGGGCCCCGGCGCGGGCGGTACGCCCATTCTGGAAGATGGCATGAAGCTCACCCGCGTGCACTTCAACGCACGCGAGCAACAGTTCGTAGAGGCGGCCAAGCTCAGCCTGCAGACCGTGGCCAGCGTGTACCACGTCAACCCCACCATGATTGGGTACACCGACGGCGCGACATACTCGAACGTGCGAGAGTTCAGCCGCATGCTGTACACCGACACGTTGGGGCCGATCCTTCGGCAGGTTACCGAGCGGATCAACAAGCAACTGCTGCCAGTCATGGGGCTTGACCCGGCGCGGTTCTACGCCGAGTTCAACATTGCTGAGAAGCTGGCCGGTTCGTTTGAGGAACAGGCCGCCGTGCTTTCGTCGTCGGTTGGTGCCCCGTGGCTCACCCCCAACGAAGCGCGCGCCCGGCAGAACCTCCCGGCTATTGAGGGCGGCGACCAACTCGTTGTGCCGCTCAACGTCACGGTGGGCGGGCAAGCCAGCCCCCGCGACAGTGGCACACAGAACGAGACACCCGGCGCGCCCGACAGGGCTACCGCCGCGCCGCTGCCGACGGCCAAGCGCGCCGCGCTGCCCCCGGCGAAGTCGCGCCGGGCGCGCACCGCGGCTACCGACGCCGTAGCCGAGGTGTTGGCCAAGTTCTTCGAGCACCAACACAAGGTGTTGCGGGGCAAGAAGGACAAGCTGCCGTGGGACTCTGAGCGCTGGGACAAGGAACTGACGGCTGACCTGTTGGCCGTCAGCCGCGCCGAAGCGCTCAGGGCCGCTACCGACGCGCTCAAGGACAACAGGCTAGGTGCCGACGCATACGACGAAGCGCGCACCGTGGCGTACCTGACGGAATCGAGCGCCCGCAAGGCTGAGGCGATCAACGAAGGGACGCGCAAGCGGCTACAAGACGCCGTGGACGCGCTAGACGATTGGGACGACGAAGACGGCGAACCGCCCAACCCGTACGACAAGGTTCTAGTGGACGAAGCCGACGGGCACGCCCATACGTGGGGCGCGGTAGTAGCGGGCTTCGCCATCGGCTTCGGCGTCACCGAAGCCGCCCGGCAGAACGGCGGCAAGAAGGCAACTAAGACGTGGATTGTCACGAGCTCCAACCCGCGGGAGTCTCACGCCGCTATGGACGGCGAGACGGTACCCATTGACGGAACTTTCAGCAACGGCCTTGATTGGCCCGCGTCATGCGGTGACCCAGACGAGGTGGCGGGGTGTCAGTGCGAGGTCAGCGTTTCGTGGTAGGTATGCTGGACACGACAGGAAGGGGCGCACGATGAGCGGCGTTAACACCGTGGGCGTCAAGCACGCCCCGTTCAACATTAAGGCGGCAGGCGACGAGGACGGCCTGAAGCCCGGCGCGTTCGTCGGCTACGCGTCCGTGTTCGGCAACGTGGACAGCTACGGCGACATTGTGGAGCCGGGCGCGTTCGCTGACACGCTGGAAGCGCTCAAGGCGAAGGGTGACCCCATCCCCCTGTTGTGGGGCCATGACATGTTCGACCCGTTCAGCAACATCGGCAGCATTGACCCTACCAGGGCGGTTGAGGATGAGCGCGGCCTGAGGGTTGAAGGTGAGCTTGACCTGACCAACCCGACGGCTGAACAGGTGTACAAGCTGCTGAAGGGTAGGCGCGTAACTGATATGTCGTTTGCCTACCGCGTTCTTGAGGAGCGCAAGGCCAACGACGGAAACCACCTGCTCAAGCTTGACCTGCTGGAAGTATCCGTAGTGCCCATCGGGGCCAACTCTGAGACGGATATCTTGGCGATCAAGTCGCGCCTGAACGATATCGGCCTCAAGGCCGGGCGCGTTCTCAGCGCGGCCAACGAAGGGCGCTTGAACGACGCCACCGCGAAGATTCTGGAAGGGCTCAACGCGATTGAGTCGGTTCTGGCTTCCGTGGCCACAGGTGCTGATACAATCTTGGCGGACACGGGCGGCACGCCCGGTTCACCAACAGCCGATGGTAAGGCCAGCGGTACGCACGAAGACAAGGGAGCCACTGCTGAGGAACCCAGCCCGGAAACGGGCCCGGTCAAGGCAGCCACGGCAACTGAGGATCAGAAGGCGGCACCGTCCGTTGACACCTTGGCGGCATTGTGGGCGTACACAAGTACGTTCACAGACAACTAGCCTGAAAGGACGGTACCCAACATGGGGCCCAAGGCAAGGCGAGCCGCAGCTATCAAGGCGGCACAGACGATTCTAAACACCGTGAAGGCTGAGGACCGCGACCTGACCGAAGACGAGCGGGCCAAGCTCACTGAGTTTGAGGCCGAAGTCAAGGAGTGCGACCGTCTCATTGAGGCCGCCGCCGGTGACGAAGCGCTGTTCGCGGCGTTCAAGACCGCTGGGGGCCCGCTGGACGATCCCGGCGCAGCCGACGACGAGCCCTACAAGGCGAAGTCTCTGGGCGACCATTGGGCGCACCACCTCAAGGCGAAGGGGCTCAATAGCCCCAAGGACATCCCCGCGGGCCTGACCGTGGGCGCTCCCGAACTGCTGTTCGAGAAGGCCGCGACCGACACGCAGACCGTCGGGGGCGCTACCGGCGCGTACGGCCCGCTCGTGACCGACATCGATACGAACTTCGTCATGCCCAAGCGTGACCGGCTCGTTATCGCTGACCTGTTGCAGTCGGGCACCGTTTCCGGCAGCGCGATCAAGTACTCGGTCTTCGGGGCGCTTGAGGGTGGCACCGGCTACGTTGCCGAGGGCGGCACCAAGCCGCAGCTTCATGTGGCCGAACCCACGTGGGTCACTGACGCGCTGGGCGAAATCGCCGGTTGGTTCAAGGTCACCGACGACATGGCCGAAGACCTGCCCTACATGGTCAGCGAAATCAACAGCACCGCCGTCTACGACCTTGGCCAGAAGGAGGAGCAGGCGCTGTTGTTCGGCAACGGCACGAGCCCGAACCTTCGGGGCATCACGCAGCGTTCCGGCGTCCAGACTGCCACCAAAGCCGCGGACACCGTGCCCGACGCGATCCTCAAGGCCATTGGCAAGGTGCAGACCGCCACGGGCATGAGCGCCGACGGCATCGTCATGCACCCGACCGACTACGAAGCCCTCCGGCTCAACAAGGACGGCAACGGCCAGTATTACGGCGGGGGCTACTTCCAGGGCCAGTACGGCAACGGTGGCGTCATGGAGAACCCGCCCGTGTGGGGCCTTCGTACCGTCGTCACGTCGGCCATTCCTGCCGGGAAGGTGCTCGTGGGCGCGTTCAAGTCGGCCAAGCTGTTCACCAAGGGCGGTATCCGCGTGGAGTCCACCAACAGCAACGTGGATGACTTCATCAACGACAAGATCACCACGCGACTTCGTAAGCGCGAGGGCCTGNNCCCGCTGCTTTCGTCTACCTTGACCTTACGGTCTAAGGGCTGACGGCGAGAAAGGAAGGGTGACGACATGAGTGTTAAGACATTCGATGGCGTTCGTACCCCGAACGTCAAGAACATCAGAAAAGCGCTTGCCGGTGCCGTGTTCGTCAAGCGCTGGGAATCGGGCGACACGCCCGTTACTCAGGTGTGGACGGCCGAGGGCGGGCTCATCGTGCCGACCGGGTACCGGGACGTGGGCGTGCTGTCCAAGGCCAGCGCCGTGAAGCTGGCCCGGGACACCAACACGTCCGACGTTGAGTCGTGGGGCTACGGGCAGCCGACGCGCCGCGATATCACGTCTGACGTGACCACCGTCAGCTTCACCATGCAGGAGTCGAACCGGCTTGCCATGGAGTTGCACGGCGGCGTGGACTTGAGCGCGGTCAAGGCCGACGCTCAGGGCAACATCGTCGTGGACAAGCCGAGCCGCCCGCAGGCCCTTGACTGGCGCGTGTTCATTCTCTGTAAGGATGGAGACGGGGCCGACGCCGTGTATTGGCTTGACTGGCTTCCCAACGCTCAGGTTACGGGCGTGGAAGACCAGGAGAACAGCGAGAGCGCCGAGAAGGCGTACACGGTCACCATGACCGGCTACGAAGACCCGGCGATCAAGACGGCTCACCGCCAAATCTGGGGTGGGCCCGGTCTTGACGTGGAAGGCATGGGCTTCACCACGTAGCCATGCTACGGTAGTGATAAGTGGTCGGGGCCAATGTACTGGCGTAAAACCAAGTCCAACCCGCCCCGGCCACTACAACGAGACAAGCCCCCGGCGCTTTACCCTAAGCGCCGGGGGCTTGCCAAC